AACCCAACAGACAATCCAGCAGCGGGGCCATTAATACTAATGCTATCTATCTGTTTAAATATATCTAATGTATCTACCGTATTGGCATTAGGACCCGCTAACGTTGCGGCAATAGATGTCCCCAATGATTGCGTCGGGTTCCCATTGGCATCGACCGCCGACCCGATTCCATTTACTGTGATTTCAACACCACTTAAATCATTAACACTTGTAAATGAAACGGTGCGAATAACTTTATTGTAAATATATGGTCCATAATAACTAATGCTGCTATTCGAAACATTAGAGTTAAGAATCAAATTCCCCGCTCCAGGATAATCTTGGAGCGAGGAAATTGCAGCAGTGTTGCCAGTTACTGGTTCCCAACGAACGACTACCGGATAGCTCATGTTATACTGCTCCGGTATAGTACTGGCTTACACCGTACAAGTCTTCTTTTTTCAGAGTCGGAACAGTATTTGTCGCTGGAGCAACAGCACCGGTCCCTTGTGGCTGTCCACCGGCTGCCAATTGGTTTTGGAATTGATCAGAACCAAATATATAAGGTGTGTACACCAAACGCGTTGAACCGTCAGGCACAGCTCCCCATGTTTCACCAGCTTCGGGAAGTTTAATTAATCCACGAACGTCGCCAGTAGTGGCAGTGGAAATAGGTGTTGTGTCAGCTGGCGCAGTGATGTTTTGACCACCATTTACAATTGACCATCCTACGGTGCTAACGTCAGCAGCATTGTTTGAATCAATAACAAACGATGTACGAGCTACGCGAGCACCTACATATAATGTTCCAGCGTTTGCTGCCGCAGTAGCATTAAGTGCTTGGTTGGTCAGCTGAATAACGGAGTTGGCCAATACAGCTGGTGTATTCACCATTATAGTACCACCTACAAGTGTTGCTTCGCCTGATTGTGTCGCCATACCAACACCGTTCCACGAAAAATTCGCAGCATAGCTTGATTCTTTGATCACATAGGGCAGACCAAACGTGTTGGTCGTTTGTACTGAAATAGTACCGCCAGCACCAGTGGGGCCAGCACTGTATACATTATATAGACGATAAAACGCCTTAGCAGGAGTCGCCAACGTTGATGGATAAGTTCCAACCGCATTAACAGTATATGTATGTTGAAGTGGGTATCCAAACCAGTCAGAACCAAACATTGTAATAGGCGTTGGGCCCGCCATTGCTGCACCGGAAACTGTTACCGATGGTACGCGTGGCCAATCAAATTGGACATAAAAAACGCCATCCGTACCTAGAATTTTGTTCGTAGCAAGATAATCTTGGCTTAATGTAAGATATCCGGCAGCGGCTATTGCAGTTGTCGCAACGATGTTCCCTACGGTTGACCCGTAAGGAACAATGTCCCATGTATTAAATGGTGAATAAAGAATACCCTTACCAAATTTGTCGTAATATCCAGATATAAGGTTCCCATTGTTATCAGTCGTTGTTGAAACAAGGTTACTATACGATGGTCCGGCCCTTAACCCATCCTGCACATATGTGCCGAGTGGAGTATTAACAGATGGTACAAACACCATGCTTTGTCTCCCTTTCTAAGGTTAAGCGCCCTGCGCGCCAAATACTGCACGCCAGTTGGAATTACCGAATGAGTAACGCTCAATTGCTCGAACGGTTACGTTATCTGTTGTTACATCAGTGATGAAATCCATATCCAAGTTTTCACGCAAGAAATATTTAAATCCATTTGGCTCGTCAGTGAGAATAAACCAGTTATTAGGATTGGTTAAGAACTGGTTAACCAAATATCCACCTGGCATGTATTTGTCATGTACGATTGCACTGATGTCGTTGTTCGCTGTATTTGTTTGATATTCCGACTTGAAGATACGTGCCGATTGGAATGCCAACTTCTGAGGAACCAAAGCCTTTACGCTCTTAAGATCGATTTGCAAACCTGCAACGCTTTGCCATGAACGAATTATGCTAATTGCATCTTCAACCGCTGATTCAGTGTAACCTACACCATTAGTAAATGTGTTGGCTAATACGCCAGTTGCAATCGGATGCGCAGTAGAACACATTGGCTGTCCATCGCTCAACGTTGATGCAGGTGTGAACGCATTGTTGAATAGATATGCTGCGTTGATGTTCTTTAAAGTCTTCAATGAGTTCTTTAATTGCAATGCCTGTTGCGGGAATTGTGACTTATATAGGTTGTCCATAATCGCAGCACGTGTGATCTGGAATGACAAACCATAATATTGATGCACATATGAAGTCTGATACGCCTGTTGGAAGCTTGAGCTAGCAACTGGTGCGCCATCCACCTTTAATTGTGCCAGTCCCAATGTCTGCATTTCCATGTCATATTCTGCGGCTTTGTCGGACCTGTGGATTTTATAGATGTCTTTCCATAAATCCGGATAAATCATCCAATCCGCAAAGGTATCAGCAAGACCGGGCCTCAACAGACTGGGTATATTCGACCGTGTAATCATAGCCATTTTTTATAATCCTTTCGTTATACGCCAGCTGGGCGTGAGCAGAAAAAGTGGTTTTGAATAATCACTTCTGCATTGTTGTATTGAAGACCTGATACATTGCCGATATATGGGACCAAACGAATGATCTTCAAGTTTAAATCCGCAGCAGTACCTAAGTTAGCTTGGTCAATAGTTACCAATGAAATACCTGTATTTGTATTCCCGTTAACCAAACCAGCTGTCACATTAAATGCAACGGGTGCTGTATTGCCCATGTTGCCTTGTGTCAATCCTGGTGCTTGACTTGTTTGAACGTTAAAAATAACGTTAGGATCGTCAATTACAAACGCAGTCGCTGGGACATTGTTCAATGTGATTGTTCCTGCTGGCCAATATGGACGGCCTGGGCTAGCTGGATCGATAGGGTTTGTTGAGGTCGGTGTAATATACTCACAACCATCAAATACGCCTAAAATAGGTGTGGTTGTTGGCGCACCAGCTTGATAAAGGGATGTTATATATCCGGTGGCAGTCATAACAACTGGATCACCGCGAAAAATACTTTGTGTTGTTTGGCCCGGTGTAGGGTCAATGAAATAAGGGTTAACTTGGCCATTCCAAGGGGCGCCTGTTAGCGTCTTTGTGGCTTGTAGACCCCACGCTAGATTCTGTCCATAAGACATACTTATACTCCTAGAGTTAATAAAAAAACAATTTATTTTCTGGAAATTTAAAGTACGCCATCATGTGCGCTTCCAAAACCACAATTCCTACATGGTTTTGGGAGGAGATCATCTTGGTACATAACCTTGTCGGCTATGATTAGGTACGAACTCTCCGAATCGCACCTAATATAATCTGTTAATTCATTATAACAAGATTCTAATTTTACGCAAATAAAAAAAGAAGCCTAAGCTTCTTTTTTAAACTTATTAACATTAAATTACATAAATTTTATATTTGTCTACCGCCAAATGTTCTGTTGTCGTCCATGATCCGAGTGGCTCCTGGAGTAGCGTTTGCATGCATTTCTCTAATGTAATTTTGACGTGCAACACGCTCGCTATAATACTCTTCTTCCGCTTTGGCGACTTCAATAGGTCGTTTCATAAGAATCTGACCACCAACCTTTTGCAAATCATCATCATCTTGTCTGCCGAATGGGCTATCCACAAGCGTACGACCCAATAACGGGTGAGATGATCTTTTAACTGGTTCGAACCCTCTGCGATATACCGCATCATCATATTCACTGCGCAGGTCTTTGCCACCACTTGAATATGCAATATAAGCGTATGAATGCTCGGGATCACTTAAACGAATAGCGTCTGGTACGTTAAATGCACTTCCTTCACCAAACACAATAGGAGAGCGGCCGCCGTCAAATGAAACTCGACCATCATGTAACCTTGATTCGCTTCCTCTTGTCGATCTTCCATTTAATTTCATTTCTGCCTTAGTTTCTGACATAATATTTCCTTATATTATTGTTAATCTGTTAGGGCTACCACCTGGCAATGGTGAACGCGGATAGTTCTTAGCTTTTTTCCATCTATTTATAAGATCAATCTCACTTGCCTTATTACTATGAACTGGAAGATGGCGAGCCATTTCAAATTCTTCCTTTGTCAACGCTGCACCGACACGTTCATTGCTACGATTGTTGGCATAATTCTGAGCCATTGTTGGAACAGCTCCTCGACGTGTAACCGGCGCCACAACAGGCCGCGGAGTATATTCATTGTAGCTTTCGTAATCTTGTGAATCATCTGGTTCTTGTTGATTGGAAATTTGACCGACTCCGTAACGTTGTCTCATTACATTTTTAATGCTGTCTCTAAACTCAGGTGTTCCTATAATATGACTCTGATTATTAAATATTAGAATATTTTTCAATTCATAAGCTATGCTGTCAGCTTCAGTTTGCAATTTTGGATTATTGTACCATTGGTTTTCACTAATCCACTCTTCTAATTCAAGATCGATCGGATTAGCGGGTTGATATGGCAACTCAACATTAGTTTGTTGCGGAACATATTCTTCATGTTGCAGTTCATATTGTCGACGCGCATTTTCTTGCGCTTTCCATGATGCATGCGTACTTTTTGTTGCCTTTAATTCAGTAAGCTGGTCAATAATTTCAATTTCGCTTTCAATATCGCCGTTTTCTTTTGCCTGTCGCAATTTGCTTTTTAATGAATGCTCATGCGTATCTAAGCTATTTTCAAAATACTCATTAACATGTTGATCTTTTTGAGCCATTCTTTGCTCGTATTCTTGCAATCGAGCTTGTTGCTGGGCAAGATAAGCTTCTTTTTCGGCCAATTGATTGGCAAGAAATACGTTGTTCTGCTCAACGGCTGCCTTATCGTAAACTAATTGATCAATCCGTTTTTGGAATGGATTCTTTTTCTTTTTTGGCTTTTGTGCGGATTCTTCTTGTTGTAATGACTCATCGCCAAAAGGGTCGGCTTCGTGAGAAACCGACTCTTCTTGCGATGCTTCTTGGTGATCTTCAACTAATGGTTTTATGCCAATGTTATCAGCTGAAAAACCATGTTCGGATGGCGCAGTCCAGCCAGCGGCCACATGATCATCTGGGGAATATTCGCTCATCATCACCTCTTATGTATTATTTTTTAGAGTTGTAGAACATTGGAACTTCATGATGGTCTAATATCGCAATTATTTTGTCATCATTAATGTAATAACAATCATAATCATTGGGATAAACGGCTTCTCTTTCTAAAATTGAATAATGAACCCAATCGCCAACCTCAACACGCCGATCCTCAAATCTATCGTTAAATGCTGATGGCCCTATCTTTAGGACAAGACCCATATTCTGACGACGTGCCTGAGCTTCCCTATATTGATCAGCAACAATAATATTGCCGATTTTTTTTGGCGCATCAGGTCCCTTAATTAATAGGCGCCAGCCCAAAACCTTGGGCTCGCAACCTATCTCTTTCATACATAATGATGGCTCTTCTGTATGATCTTTTTTCATTAAACAGCTCCGCCATTTGATGCATCAGTAGATGATGTATCTGATGGAGGTGTTGTACCGTTTTGCTGTGCAAAAAAATCATCCAAAAGGTTGCCCATTTTTGCTGTAATTTCATCAAAAATTGATAGCTGACCAGCTGCACGATGTCCCTGGCTAAGTTCAGTGTAAGCAACGTTTTTAAGGTTGTTTTCAATAACAGTTGAGGCTTCTTTCATCTTGCCGATTAAGAAATCTCCGAATGATCTTGCGTCCATAATTTTCTCCTATAAAAATCTAGTGTAATTTTATTATACACATCGCCAAACGATATTACAATTTTATATAATAAAATTACAATTGTGTTAAGTAATTTTACACTATTTTTACACGATCATGTGTTTGGATAACCCTTACGCTCCTTGCCAACGCCACCCATTGCGCGATGCAATGCACGTCCGCCTTTCTTATGTCCAATAGCGTCATCGCCAGGTTTGCGAGCAATAGAAGATCCAGTATTGACACCAATTTCGCCGCCCTCAGCATGCCTTTTCCTCTTCAAACCACCACCACAGGCACGTTTGTGATTTTCTTTATCCATTTCGCTGCCACGTGAACCATAGGTTCCTTCGGCTTTGAGATGGTCTTCCATCTGCATTTCGCCGCCCATGGCACGACCACCACGTTTAAATCGGTTGTGCATGTTAGGCTCTTCTCTTCGTGCACTAATGATTGGCATATTGGGCATTGCTTCGCCACCATCTGCATGGTGTTTACGATGCTCATGGTGGTCGTGATGATGTTCGTGTGAATGACCCATCAAAATAGATGCGGGTGATCCTGGCTTACATTTGTGTTTCATAATGTTGTGTCCCTTGTTGTTCGTTAAGTGTGTCTTTTAAAGATTGAACTTCCTTCAATAACTGTTCTTTTTCCTTAGATACATGATCTAATTCAATTTTCTTGTTTTCTAGTTCCGCTTTCATTATATCGTTTTGTTGTTTTTGTTGTAATTTCATTTCTTCTATAGCAAATTCTGTTTCAACTTTTTGTTCTTCTAATGCTATTTTGAGTTTATCGATACCGATTCTTTCGTGCGCAATTTCGGCCTTGCGTTTGCTGTCTTCATCCATCACAAATCCGGGATCGAGCGGCGCTTGGGCTTGGTTTGGCTGCATTTCAGCCATTTTCTGCTGGGCGATTTGTGCCGCAGCAACAGCAATCTGGTTCTGCATCTCTGGCGGTATTTGCGATGGATCAGCTGGCATTTCAAATCCTATTGTCGCTTGCATTTCAACTAATAGTTTCATGCCTTCGTGCTCTTGAATGTGTGCCATTGCAGCAGCTTGAGCTTGTGGTGATGCTTGAGGGTTGTTAACAACCAATTGATGCACAAGAATGTGCGCCTCATGATCCTGCGCGACTGATGCCGTCACAGGCTTTCCGGTTAGTAAATACTGATCTTCCGTAATAGGATCACCACTAAAGGGTGGTGCCTCTTGTTGCTGCGCTGGTAATATTTGGCTAATATCTTCAGGCGAAAGTCCCATGTTTTTATAAAAATACTCAAATACATAATGCATATTATGTAGTTCTGGAGACGACTTAGCTTGATTTAATATTATTTCTGACAGCATGAATCTATATGTGCTGTTTTGCAACGATGGATCAGACGCTGGTACAACCATTACATGATCTTGGAAGTCTTGCTTTATGATGACATGTTCGCCACCGGGAACCATGAATGGATACGGTTTATCGTCAGGCAACCAATCGGCGAATCGATCATTAAACAACATTAATTCTTGCTGAAATGATTCATGGAATCCCTGCAAAATGGCGTTTGGTACCTTCTGCATGCTTTCAAGCATGGCAAGCGTCGACCCCATCGGCGCTCTTGGCGCGATCTCTGCTACCTTTTGATTGATGATGGCTGATGGTTTGCGTATGCTATCTTCAATGCTATTAAGAAGTTCTCTAAGGGCTGGTGATGGCTCTTTGTAAGGCAATGGACTGATAACTTGGTTGATCGGAAGACCGCCAGTCTGAATAGGGACAAACTCAGCAGGTGCTGGACGTAAATTGTTGTTCTCAATTCTAATGCCTGCCGCATATATACCACCCGGGAAATTGGCGTAGGTGCCTGCATTTATAAGTTGGCGTGTAATTGCAGTCGCCGATTCGGCCAATCGTCCGGCGTAGTTGACCATGCCATAACCTTCACCATCCAATGACGGCAGAAGCGAATAGTTAACGAAATATTCCTTTTTCTTTTTTAGGAAGTCGTTACGCTCCCAGTTCCTTCGTATTGATAGTACCTGTCCCGACGTCGAATCAATCGTGATGATATATGGCATCGCTAATTCAAATTCGGGGGCGAGTGGGTCTTCTTTGATGTGATAGTCTACATGGCACTCATATAATATGTATTTTTCATCGAGTTCCGATGCGTTCCCTTCTCGCTCAACGCCGGACATGTCATTTAGTTGTTGTTGTATCTCTTGAGCACTTCCGCTATACCCATCATCGTCTGTGATCTCAATATCTACGTACATGCCTGCCATTTTGCGTAACATGAAATCACGGCCACTCATATGCAAAATATGTGTTTTGCGCGTGGCGGCTAAATGTGTTGAGAACTCGCGATTTACTACAAAATCTTCGGGTCGTATAAATGACGATGTTGGGCGACCTAACGCCGGATCAATATAAACTTTCTTATAACAACTGCCACAAAGAATAGCCCATAATAATGTTCGCTTACTTTCTTTTTTAAATTCCTTGGCTATCTGTGTTAGATAATAGTTAAACCAAACCTTTTTGCGGTACGCTGTGTCGCGGACATCATCATTTGCTTCACCATTAATAATACAATCAACCATTCCCTGAGATGGGAACAACGACGCTATCGCACTGGCGACAAGGTCAAGGGCCGATTCAAATAATGCAGTAGAATATATTGATGATGCACCCTTAAATGGGAGATCGTCTTTTTCTTCTTCAGAATTGAGATTTAATCCTAAAAGCTTAATTGTATTAGCGATAGCGCCAAAATAAACACTTTGTGATTCTGCATCATCTTCAATGGCAGCCTTTAAGACGTAACCTATTTTTGACACAACGTCTTCGGGCAACACAGATGCTAAATTCTGGTCATGATCGTTGGGGTCAATATTGATATGACGCGCTTCTTCCACATCACCAAGGTATGCACTCCCGTCCGGGAATCTTATCAATTGTTTGCCGTCTTGTATGAGTTCGTGCGGCGCATCTAGTCCAATATCATCGGGACGATCTGCATTATATCCGTGATCATTTATTCCCTGAGGATATATCATTGTTCCAAGCCCTTGTTACTTTATTTCATTGTAGCAAGCTTTTATAGTGTATGATAGTAAAGTATTGGTAATCGAATAGTAAAGATTATTTAAAAAATTTTACAGGGTGTGCATTGGCAAATAAGTATTATAATATATTATCAAGATATCTTGATGTCGAGACAAATATTCTAACAGACGAGCAATTGTTAGAAAAAGACCATTGCGAAAAATCGTTTTATAATTTCATTGGCCAAGCATGGAAGCACATAGAGGGCCGAGATTTTATACCTGGCTGGCATGTCCGCGCTATTGCAGAACATCTTGAAGCTCTTTATAAATTGGAAATAACATCTCTTATTATTAATGTCCCACCGCGGTGTGGTAAAAGTTTAGTGGCAAGTGTATGCCTTCCTGCTTATGTATGGCTTAAAAATCCCGAGCTTAGATTCCTATATTCATCATATGCACAAGTTTTAGCATCGAAAGATAGCGTAGGATGTCGTCGTCTTATTATGTCTCCTTGGTATCAATCTCTGTGGGGGGATAGATTTAGCTTGATGAAGGATGTCAACAATAAGTTGCGATTCGATAATGACAAGCGCGGATATAGAATATCGTCATCTGTCGGTGGTTCTAACACCGGTCTTGGTGGCGACTTTGTTATATCCGATGACCCGAATAACGTAAAGGAAATTGAGAGCGAAGTATCTCGCGATGAAGTAAATGAATGGTGGGATAACGTCATGACCACCCGATCGGAAGATTTTAAAAAAGATCGTCGTTGCATCATCCAACAGAGAACACATTTTTATGATCTTTCCGGCCATGTTCTTAATAAGGACGATGATAGGGTTGTACATCTATATCTCCCAATGGAGTTTGATAAAAGTGATCGATGTATCACTGTCCCGTTACCATCAAGTGGTAAATATGAATGGCGCGACCCTCGTAAAAACGATGGTGATTTACTCTGTCCAGAACGCATAGGCCCTGACGAACTTAAAAAGATTAAAGCTGGATTTAACCATGATAGTTATGTAATCGCTGGACAGCTTCAACAGCGCCCTTCACCTGCGGGCGGTGGCATATTTAAAAGAGAATGGTTTAAAATTTGGAAAGAAAAAGAATATCCAGAATTTGATATTGTTTTACAATCGTGGGATACCGCTCTAACAAAAGGTGAAAATAGTTGTTATAGCGCATGCACAACATGGGGCATATTTGAGGATAAAGGTGGCATTAAAAATATCATGCTTCTTTCTGTTTTAAGAGAAAAGATGGAATATCCAGACTTGCGCAAGATGGCGACACGTTTAGCAAGAAACTATGAGGACGTGTATATCGATGAACCAATGTTAGGACGTAATCCTGCTGATGTAATATTAATAGAAGCTAAAGCTAATGGACTTTCATTGCTACAAGACCTTATGGTGGCTAATCTGCCTGTGGTGCAATTTAATCCAAATAAATATGGTGATAAAATCGGACGCGCTCGCATCGTATCTCATCTAATGGAGAATGGTTTGGTTTGGCTCCCAACGGATGCGCCTAAACATGAATATTTAACGGAAGATTCGCAAATATTTTTACGTGCGGCTGAATTCTTCCCCAAGGGTGATGGCGCTGATATTATCGACTCAATGAGCCAAGCGTTTATAAGACTCAAAACAGATGGTTGGATTATTAACAAAGAGGACCCACAACCACAGAAACAGGAAGCATGGGCTAATCAAAAGCCTTATTATTAATGTAGTTTTGTTGATCCGTCGTTGATATATTTAAAATTTATATCTGCGAGTTCCAATACATTTTGTATCGTCTCCATTTGTTGATCAATAGATAATGTATGCCAGATACGTCCAATCACTTGAGGTATGGCGAAATCATACGCCATCTTAAGAGCATTAATCCGTGACGCTCTGTCCCAGGTTGCGATATCATCTTTTCTAGATATTTCATCCAACTCGCGTCTTAATGGGAATGCAATGTCTATCTTTTCCAGCAATTCAGGCTCGAGTTTATTCATTCGTCCTCGATCTTTCGTCTTTAATATTTTTTTCTATTTTATCTCTATATTCATCTAACCAGTTCTCGTCGCCTTTTTCAAGATCACATATAAAATCATCCACTGCCTTATCTATGTCCGATATAAGTTTATCAATATCGTCAACATTTCTGTTCAAACGTATCTGAAAAGATCCTTCTTTATGCTCATACTGATGTCGGCACTCACATTGCTGAGGCATTGTGAAAAAATATAACAACAAATTATTTTTATTTTCATCATGATCTACATATTTACGTAATAAAAATTCTTCAATACCTGTTTTTAATACGTAAATTAGTGCTTCTTCACAAGAATTTTTTTCGAAGGCACAATCATCATAATAACCAGAACCAAATGCAGGTGATATCGTCGTTTTAAACGAAACTGACTTGTCAGGAATATCCCATGACGTTTCCATATCCCCGACATCCCCGACTATAATATATCCACCTATTCTAAGCCTCATCGATATTGACATAATCATTTTTTATTTTTCCTTAAATTCTTCAAAGTATTCGCATAGTGTTGTATCATCTCCATTATCTAAATTGTATATAAAATAATCAACTAATGTATTAACCCTTTTTTATTAGTGCTGTTGAATGCTTCTAATAACATTTTAGCTATCGCGTGATTCGGGTCTTTGTTACATTCTGCCATCAAAACTTCTCCCAATGTACCGTAACACATAAATAGATCGTTCAATGACAACGGTTTGTTATCATTTAAACGATCGTGAGAATTTACTGAAACCTCTACATCATTTCCCTTTTTGAGAAGACGAATCATAAGAATACCGTTGTAGTCTTCCTGATTTTTAATCATTCCTTTATTTTCCATCAATCATTTCCTTTAATGCTTTGATCAATTCGGTCATAGGACATTTATCGTCAGAATCCTTTTTGTATTCTCTCTCTAAATGTCCTTTAAATACATTAAATGAATCCAACATGTATCTATACAATACTTCTCGATCTATTCGAGCATCACGCCTATTAAAATTTGTCAGCTTTTCCAATTCATCAATATGTTTCTTGAGCACTGGCATAATCTCTTTCGGTAACGGATCGCCTGGTATGGTAGATTTCCCGTCTCGATTGATTAACGCCTCCGTAAGCGACATATGTGCTGATAACGTATCCAACTGATCCATTCGACCCCAGTCGTTGTCTTTGTCAAATGTTAAAATACCGTCAGAAGAATCTCCAGTATAAAATATAAGTATTTTATTTGCGTCTTTTATTGTATCTACTATGTATTTAATTTTAGAAGATGGTAACATGTGTTTGACTCTCTTTGTGAAATAACTATAAAATATATTATCTCATTAATTGGAATATGTCAATGGCACTATTTAACAAAACAAAAGAACAAATTAAATATACATTTGATAAATCAAAAGTAATAAACGATATAGCTAAAACATTAAACGATGAATTCAAAGCGTATAAAATTATTTACCCACATGATGATCTTTGGGACCTACTTATTATACGCATGGTGTCTAAAAGTGTTATCGTTAAGCTCGGGTCTCTTGGATTGCACGAAAGCGTACGTGAAGAAATATATCAAGAAGTTTTCGCAATCAATGTTTTAGAACCTGATCAAGAAATACAAAATGATATGATACAATCGTGTTCGGGATGGACAAAGAAACATTTCATCGTTAGCGATGCGAAGGCTCTTAGGCGTCAACTTATTGATATGAAAGATTAATTTATAATTTATAAAATGGAGGGAAACATGGAACAAGAATCGTCTGGAGAGCCAATTTTCAACATTGTGGATGAAGATTTTTTCACTAATTACATGAACTCGATAATGGAAACGTTAAAGGAAAAAGCGCCTGAGTGGGAAATCGTCGTTAAATCAACACCCTACTTCTCAGCAACGGGAGAGGGCATTATGACGTGCTTTCACTTAGCACGTTGGGACTTTTCAGGCGGGAGGAACATGACGTGGGGTATCCCCATCAACTGTTGGATATTCGCTTACCATCAAGACGGAAAGTTTTATGTTTTAAACCTTCACCCACTTGAATACACGAAAAAAAATTGATATATTGTTAATGGGCAAGCTTGAATCACTCGCCTTCGGGACACGGGACTAATAGTATAGTTTAATTGGTAAAATGGCCTGTCATATGATGGCTGGATTCGGGTTCGACTCCTCGATACTACCCGTCTTCCCTAACTATGGGGATGCTAGGCCAAATACCTAGCATCCCCCCACCAAACAAAAAATAATTATGATGATGGGACCGCACACGGGCTTTAACCGTGATCAAGAATCTCGTGATGCTTGACGGTCTTAAGGACACGTTCCCATCTCACGATAACATTAGCACGTCGAGTGCTTTAACGCAAAACGGAATACACTCCATATAAGTCGTATATATATGGAGTGTATTCCTTTTTAGTGTTTTAACGCAAATATGCTCATATCCATATTTTGCTCGTTATGAGCATCAAAGCGTGTATTGCATTGTTATTTTGCTCATCACGCTAATCATATTATAGATTGCATCGATATGTTTTTTTTGCCTCAAATCTGCACTCAATGGCTTGATTGATAAATACTTATCATAATATTCTTTGTATTCATCTTTTAATTTTTTGTTTTTTTCGTAATCGTTTATTAAATTCATTACGTTTTTTAAATGTCCCTCCACGCCTGACGGTGCCTGATTCCAATAGTCATTTATGGATTGACTGAGCCAATTATTCATTGTCATTTCTATGTGTAAACGAGTTTCCTTGATGTTGTTTATATATTTTTGGTGCTCTAATGCGTCAGCAGGAATACGCGATCTTAATAAAACTTCAAGTAGGTTTAGACAATCTAAAATTTTTTTCTCTATCTTATTTTTACTTAAACTTTTTTCTAAACTATCAGATATATTCATGTTTTGTTTCTCCTGTTAAAACGGCAGTTCATCGTCAATCATTGAATCAGATTGAGATATAGCATGCGATCTTAGTTTCGGCGCGGGTGCTGGTGTATCCTTAACCACATCACCTATCTTGTCTAACATCACTAATGATCCATTAAATTTATCAATGATAATCTCGGTGCTTATCTTCTCGTTTCCTTCTTTGTCCTGCCACTTGCGATATTGTATTTTTCCTTCAATATACACACGAGATGCCTTGCCAACATACTTACCAATGAACTCGGCTATGCGATCATTAAGGACCATAATACGGTGCCATTCCGTCTTATCTTTCCATTCTCCCGTTACTTTATCTTTCCATGATTCGCTTGTCGCTAAAGATACAATCGCATATCTTTCACCATTTTTAGCTTCTTTAATCTCCGGGTCACGTCCTACGTTTCCAACCAATATTACTTTATTAACTGATGATGCCATTATTATATTCCTTTTAAAAAATCTTTAAACGTGTGTCCAAAGTTTGTTTTCATATTTTATTTTATTTTCCGATCTTAATTTATATAAACGCATCCCCAATGTGTTTTTGAATGTATCAAAATCTTTTTTGCTATTTATAAATTTAAATATATTGTTTGGATTTTTTTCCACTACATAACTCGTAATTTGATGAACTGTTGCACCTAATGTCCCACATTCCTTTAAATATTCGAAAATTAATTCCTTTATTTTTCTCCAATCATTTTTGTTAAGTTGGTTCCTTATTTTTATTATTTTAATGATTGGCAAATCTTTTTGAACAGCTTTTGATAAATCTTGATCTTCCGCAGTAACATTGTCTTTTTGTTCGTTCTTAATATATCTTACCATCGCTTCGTGTAGTCGATACCTTTCATGTTCCCTAACTGGCTTTAACATCTCATCCATAATATCGATCACAATGATTGGGTCTAATCTATATGGTAAATAGTCATCATTAAAAAAATTATACAATTTTAAACACGTATCTAATCTATCGCCCGTTATATCTATACCTTTTTCTTTAACTATTTTTTTTATAACAATTAAAATTACGTCGTAACTCTGTCCCATTTTAATGATACTATTAATCATTTTCATTATCCTTATTTTTTACAATTTCTATTTCTTCCTCAAACATTGGCTCATCATGCTCCAAGCTTGCGAATATTTTACCCTTTGAATTTAGTTTTTTATTAATACGGTCGTGCCTATCCATACGGTTTAGTGCTTGTTTTATTAAATCTTCTTCTTTGATTATATCATCTCTTATCTCATTTATAGTTGTTGTTTTTAAATCTAGTCTCCCTCCCCATTCAAGAAATCTCATAAATTTATGTTTTCTTATGAAGTAATATGCAGGAATAGGACTGCTATGGTCCATTTCTAACATATAAATAAACTTATCAATGTCAACAAATGCAAGAGCATAATCATGGATGTTACGCCCCTTATTTTTTTTCATGTATTTCTCTACATCTTTAAAATCTTGTACATTTAGGAATATGGGCAATGTTCTTACGCCGTAAACTTCCCATGTCATAAAGTGTGTACAATTTTTATCAACGATAACGCCTATTTTAACGCTTATTTTCAGATCTGAATAATTATCCATTTATATACCCTATATCAACTTACTTACTATTTATAATTGTTCACAACTCTAAAATCTCCTGAATCCCCGGATTGCCATATTCAGCACCACCACTCTTAACCGTAAGATTAGGTAGCGGCTGATACAATGACTTTCCGTGAGTATGACCGCATAAACATAAAAAATCAATCTCTGGATGTTCTGTCGCAATACGCATTATCACATCACCTGTAGCCTTACATGCATAGTATGGCAAATAGTTATCATCACTCATTTCGCCTCTGTGAAATGAACTTTCTGCGAATGGTGGAACATGCGTAAGAATGACAATTTTTTTTATTATAATGTTTTTTGGCTTATCTTTTATCGCATTTAATATATTAAATTCTAATATTTCTGCGTCTTCGGCTGCTAACCTGCGCCTTTCTTCCATTCTTGACTCGCGCTCGCATATAATCTCTGCACAATCATTTCCCCATCTAATAGGACCTATAGCCTTCTTACGTTCTTCTATCTTAATAGGACATGTATTTTCACCTGCTTGGCGTAATTCATAAATATATTTATCATCATTAAGTCGGACATGTGATTCTAAATAATCTCCATAGCCTCCATCTCCCCAACCATCTACGCCAAGAATACATATTCCATCATTAGAATTATCACAATTAATAGTAAAACCATCGCGTATATTTAAATAACATATTTCCATTCTACCTTTATAAATTAAATCATATACATTTACTTTCCCTAGGTTCTTTATAATATTATTTTTGACATTCTTGACACTTGAACCGTAAAAATCATGATTGCCAAGAACGAAATGTATGGGGATACGATTGTCAAAGTAATCGTCCATTTCATGCAAATAAAATTCTACCGATGATGCCTCTGCTATATCGCCTGTAATTAGAATTTCCTTCACATCGGCGTCTTTAATAGTTTTATAGAATGCCAAGCGTTTTTCATACGAAACGAAATTTAAATGAATGTCTGTTAACCATGCGTATCTCATCTTGCCCTCACTATGTAATCTTCAAGTTCCTTCACCTCTTGCTCGACTCGTGGATCAATAGTAAGACCCAACTCATCACTCGTCATAAGTTTAATTCCTTGATCAACAAGATATTTAGAAATATCGATTTTTGATTTAGATGTTGTTAAAAAATATTCTTCACTTGAAAGAAATCTCTCTCTATCTACCGTCAAATACTCGCTAATATCCTTTATACATTTAGGAACTAATCCGTTCTCAATTAGGAATTTAACAATATTCAAATCCCTTCCGCTGTATCTAAGATATTGCTCTAACAGATCAACCTTGCCTTCACAATTAATATCAGCGCCATCATCAAGTAATTCCTTTATCGCGTCGACTTCTCTACCATGATAACCAAGCGGGTGCAATCCATGATCAAAAATGTCCTCTAAATATTGTGTCGCTTTGTTGGCATATCCTTTAATCGTTACCATTACACACCTGTATAATCATCTGTTATCTCATTCCATGTCAATTTGGCCAAGTGATCATCTCTGTAGTCGCCCAAAAATACTCTTCGTATATTTCCGCCGTAATAACCGTTGCTACTATTTCTAAATATAATATCGCAACATCCTTTTTGGGTTTTTAATTTAAATCCAAATATTTGATCTACCTCTTGTCGTGATCTTGCTGCTCCGTCGTTCCCTTCGTATATTGTCTCCATTGTTTCAATGTCCAACACTTTTTGTCCTCTTAATGCATCAACACCAATAATATCGGATATCCATGTTTCCGAACAACAATCTCCTTCACATTCGTAATGGTAACAATATCCTCGTCTTACATGTATTTTTAAATATGAGCCATCATCACTTACAAATATTCCATCGATTGTCTCATTCATCAAAGAACGTAGGTCAAATTCATTTTCTTCTCTTTCTTCAGATAGCTCCTTTATTTTTGTTAGGCGATATCTTGCTTTATCATTTTTAATGATATCTTTTTCATCCATTTTTCTCCTAGTCTCTTCTGCCCGAGATGGCCATTTATCGGACGGTAAATTATGTTGATCCCACCATTCACGTAACCAACCACAAGACCTGTAAAACCACTGTGGTTCGCCCTCCCTATATAAAATGCTAGATGTTTTGAGATTGTGAACAGGTTCAATCTCTTCCATCACGTCATTAAGCGTTCTCCCTGAATTTTCAATATTATTTAAAAATTCTTTCATTACATCACACGGTTCGTTAAATGTACAATGACAATGGCCTGTACCTAACCTATAATCCAATTCTTCTTTCGTGCGGAACATATTAATACCCTGTATATGAGCACGCTGTTTTTTTGAGTAGAAGAACATTTCATCCCCCTTCAATGCGGGTTCAGGATGGCCGAAGAACATTTCAACCCCCTTCAATGCGGGTTCAAGAGGGTAACCGACCAATGATACTCGTTCCAATTGGTCAGGTTCCCATATAGTATGGAGGGCAATCTTCATCATTTTAACTCGCTTTTCTTCAGGGGTTAGCCCTTCAAAGCCTCTCTCGTACCATTCGATTGGATTATTGTCCATTGTGTATCCCTTTTGTTATGTAATTGTTATATAAATATGATCGTTCACTGTTCATTCTACAGAGAAAAATACCAATCAAGATTACACACACTAACCAGAACGATGACCTAAAAAATATTTTAAAGAAGTATATTACTTTTGGACGTTGTTCTTTGTCAGTCAAAAATATGTATATAGCATTCGTCTTTTGCGTCTTTCTTTTTTTTAATCGGCTCATCACCATACACCTCAATATACGCACTATACCCAATATCTTTTTTCCATTTGTTTAGCTTGTCGGTCCACATCGCCCTAGCTTCTGCATGATGCGGCCATATATTATTCGGAGCGCATCGTGGACCATCCAGTGTCATGTAATGTAGTTTATCTTCAAAGCTATGAGGCCACAATACGAGATCAAACATTTTTTTAACTATATCCGGATTGTTTTTGTGTTTTTCAACACGTTCATCAAAATCTTTTATATATTCTGGATGATTAACGTCAATTGCTAATAGATTACTGTCCAATACACACTTAGCTCCATATTGTGGGAATAATATTGGTAACCAATATTTTTGTTTCTCATTTAGTCCACCAACTTCATAAGAGCATGGGTATTTTCTCGAATCGTTCATAAACTATTCATCCTTTTTAGAAGGAGGGGGACATATTGCCCCCCTCCTTTCGTCCTTTTTAGAAGGAAATGGGATATGCGGGTTCGTGAACATACCATTCGGCCAAACATAATGACCGTGCCATCCTCGACATGGAGCAGGCAAACCCTCCTGCCATAATGTCTTCCTCCTTTCCCATAACCATTCAGAAATAGAAGGATCGTCTTTGTTTTTGTCAACGAATTCCTGGAAATCTTTTACATTTTTTGGGTAATTAACGTTCATAAACTATTCGTCCTTTGCATCTTGTATTTTTTCATCTAAATACTCCCGGCCTCTACAAAAGTATCACAGCTCGCAAACTGTTCGTCTGATGTCGCAGAAGGCGGTAGCATCCTCCACCCACGATATGCGGATATTTCATCATTCCAAATCCAAACTATGTCACAGCTCTTAGACTCAAAGTCAGAGTAAGCTCTTTTTTTCCCATATAAACGCATATACCTCTTGTATTTTCTCATCCGGCCGGAGTCACGCATCACAATAAGAACATCTGGATCATCGATTAGGCCAATAAACCACGCAGAAGGATCAAACCTCTCAAATCCACTATTTTGCATTTTGGTGATGGGGAATATCACCATCCTTCGCATCACCAAAGTTAGTTTCCTTAGGCTTAATAAATCTTTCGTTGTGATCGCTGAAATATCTGCGCTTTAAGCTTATCGGCTTCAACACAATCGTATTGTCAAGACCAATAAGCCTTTTAGCCAACTCTTGATTGCCAGAATCTACCGCCATTGCAACCAATTCCTTGGCTGTTATAACTCGTTTCTTAAGATTGGCCATATACTTTACCCAATTTCTTTGATAGCTCTTGAGCTAGTGGTTCAATATCAGCAGCTTCAATCATCACCTTATGGCTCTTACATAGCTCAAGCATCATGCCTGTTTCCTCTAAGGACGCTTCACCTGTTACAGCTTCTTCTACGGCTCTAGCTGATTGATCCTTAAGGTCTGTCAGGTTCTCGATGCTTTTCAACAATTCGCCAGAGCTATATGTTGCGACCTTAGTATCTGGAACGATTTTACCAACAAGCCACATTGCCACTTGCGTATCTTTCTTCTCGAGTGCGGCTTCTACAAGCATTTCGAGCAGTTCAGGAACATGGGAATTAATGAATCCTCGGTGTTGACGGACGTCGATGGAGCGCACTCCCTTGAGGTTTTCTTTTACGCCAAGTTTATTACCTTTTGCAAATCTTCCTTTGCTATCTCTACTGTCATGTTCTTCTTCTTTTTTTACTTCTTCATTTACTTTACTTGATTCTTCTTCGAGATGAGATAGCCTTCCATGGGCGGTATTTTTAAAGTCTTCAAGGTCCGAAAGTTCCGCTTCTTGTACGTAATCTAGTTTTTCCGATTTGCATATGAAATCCCCGGTGGGCACATCATTAAGGAGGAGAGGGGCCTCATGTTTCAATTCAATATGTTCGGGGAAGTGAGTCGATGAATCGCCAAGAATTGTTGGTCTATCTGTTATGTAATCCAAAAATTCCTTATTAATTTTTGTAGGCTTCACTCCTTCGAGTTCTGCTATTTTTTCAAGCACGCGATGCAATCTACTTTGAATATCTTTAAAGGTTGCGTCGACGGGTATGCTTAATCTTCCCTCATGTTTTTTATGTATGAAATACTCGATTCTTGATTGCCAGCTGCTATAGGGTATCCATCCTTTAGCCGCTGCGAAATCGTAAACATTGGCTACACTTAAATGTTGTTGAATTTTAATTAATTTTGACACGTTTTTCCCTTTTTGTTTAAATTTGATTGGTCCATAATGCATAAAATTATTATACACTTTTTACCATATTTGTTAAGGATGATATCACATGATTTCGTATTCGTCCTCTTCTTCGTTCTCTTCTTCCGATGGATCTTCAAGCGCACAATCATCATTAAGGTTTATTTGATTTTTTAGTATCGTCGAATCTTTATGTGTACATATGCAATATTCATCAATTATGTTGTTTAGTTCTGCTATTTGTTCGTAGCATTGGTCAAGGTCTTTAATACATATTACATTATCTTGATGTTGTCGGTAGATAGTACAGAACGAACCTATTGTTATTAGAAAATGTATGAATATTACAGTTTTTTTTCGTTTCATGTGTGTATACCTTTAATTGTTTAATGAAATCAATGGTGGAGTTGCACAGGTTAGGGTCTACTATATTGTTTAGGTAATGCATTACAAATATGTATATATCATTTATAGGTAGTGAAATTGCGATTAGAGTAGTGTATTGCGTTGCGTCATATATAAACGAGTCAATCATATTAACTCTCCGTCATAATTATCAGCTACCTCACCTTAACGTGAACTCAAAAGCAAATGATAGGGGGCAAGATATGATATTTTATTAAATTCAAAATGGGAGGATACCGTTTATGCGTGGCTGTTCTCTTAGGTTTGATGGCATAATCAGCCTAACAAACGGCATAAAAACTATGCATTTTTATTAATCGACGTTGCCTTTTTGTCACACTTTTTTACATATGTTTATATTGTTAGTTTTTGTTGTTTTTTACTTTTTTTTTATTTTTATTAACGAAATTTTTTCGTTTGTTTTTTTTGTTATTAAGTAAAAAAGTTCTCTTTTTTTTCCTTGACTAAGCTGGCTAAAACATTTTTAATAAGACAGTAAACACAACGAACGAGATTTTATATTATGATGAGTCCAAGCGTAAAAGAAATAGCAAAAGCTTTGAGTATAGCTCAGGGAAAAATGAATCAACTTAAAAGGGACAAGCAAGCATATGGGTACAGTTATGCTGACCTTGCTTCTTGTTTATCTGAAGTTAAACCGGTGTTGGCTGAATCCGAGATAGCCTTAGTTCAATTATTACAGGTGGATGATAATAGGGTGATGATGCTTGAAACATTACTCATTCACAGCAGTGGTGAATGGCTTCGATCCATATTCCCTATTAAGGCACAGGCGTCTAAGCAAAGTAACGAAATGCAAGCATTAGGTTCGGGTATTACCTACATAAGACGTTATGCAATATGTTCAATGTTAGGCCTGGCGCAAGAAGATGATGACGGTGCAAGTGCAATGCCGAAGGATTACAAAGCGCCCGAAGTTAAGCAAATTAATCCTTTAGTCGTAAAGCTTCAGGCTTTATGCACTGAGTACAGCGTTGATATAAAAGATTTTACTCAACGGCATAAAATATCATCATCAAACATTGAGAGTGTTAAAAATGCCGTGGAAAATTTTGATTATTTATTAGATCTATATAACAATCCTGAAAGTGTTTAATCATGAAACGTAACATATATTTTTTATTAAAATTATCGTCTTTGGCATGTATTTCAATTAATCCGAGTCAAGCATTGAGTGATATTGATCTCCATATGTGGCGCAGGGATGTAGGTCATCCTGTAGTCAATGATATGCATATCGTAAATCCTGAGTACGACATGGAAGGATTGTGTGTGCCCTCTTCGCCGGTGGCTAGTGTTGCTACGTCGGACATGGCCTATTCTAGGGCATTAACGTTTGATATGATTTATCGATGGTTAGATGGCTTGCCGACTACAACGCCTGATGACATGGCGTTAGTTAACCCCGAAAGCGAATTAAACATTCCCGATGTTGATGCTGGCGACGTTGTGCAGATTTACAACATTTATAACGAGCGCAGTGTTGTAACGCGGTTACGTCGTCAAATTAATGGTGAACAAATGCGATTGGGTTGGCTGCCAATGTACTATAATCGTGTAAATGGATTTAGTCTATTTGGGGTAAACGAATCTGTGATATTAGGAATTTAGAATGAACAAATCGGAATTATTAATTGCTGTTACAAATAACGACTTTGATGCTGTTTGTGAATTGTTAAAAAACAGTGATGAGCGTGTGACGGACAAGAATGGCAAGCCTGTTGATCGTACGCACATAAAAAATGCAAGAGGTAGCACTCCATTAGCCATAGCTGTTTTTTTCAGAAACACGCAAATGGTAGAGTTGTTATTAAGCTATGGTGCTAATGTTAATACGCGTGACAGTTTTGAAACAACACCTCTCCATAATGCTTGTGAAAATGGTGATGTTGATATGGTTCAATTGTTGTTAGACAAAGGCGCATCGATTGATGTAAGGAATAAAAATGATTCTACGCCACTTCATAGGGCTGCATTAAACGGTCATCTTGATGTGGTTCATATGCTTTTAAATAAGGCGAATGAAGTTAATCAAGACAGGCGCAAATTAAAAATGACGGAAGAAGTAATTAGTAAGCACGCAAAGCCGCATAATTTCAAGAAAACATATGAAATGGATGTTGTTAATGTTTTAGACATGACTGATTGTACGCCATTGCATCTTGCATGTTTAAAGGGACATCTTGAAATAGTCAAAGCTTTAGTGGAGGCGGGAGCGATGACAAATATGGAGGATAGATTTAGCGAAACGCCCATGATGTGGGCGCGGAGACATAACAAAAAAGATATTGAAGATTATTTATTATCATTGAGAGGAAAATAGAATGCATCAAGTTATTAGTCTTATTAGTTTTGTCGGATCGATCGTATGTTTTGGTTTGTGCATCAAGGCATTACGGCAGCTTTATAATCAATCAAGATCGGTTATCCCTGCCAAGATAATCCACAACAAAAGGAAATAATCATGTGCTCACTTGATGCATCGCGTATCATAAAACAGAATTTGTTATTTAACACGATGTACTCCGCCATTAATCTAAATAATTTGGATGATGTTTCCAAGGTGCTTTACGATGGGTTCGACATTAACACACCTGACCGATGGGGCAATAGGGTATTACATTTCGCTGCCAGCATGGGCCGCATGGAGATTGTTAAGCTGTTGATAGCCAACGGGGCGGATGTAACGTTAAAGACTGTACACCCTGCTTTAACTGCGAAGAATCTTGCATTCAGTCGTGGGTATCATGATGTGGCGAATTATTTAGAGGAGATCGAGAACAAAATATAAGTTATACGTTCATGTTTCTATTAGGGTTACTAATATGATAAAATAATTTTATAAATTTAGTACCAAGAAGGCGGATATGTATTTAACTAAAGATTATGTGAAAAAAATTGAACATTTAAGGAATATGGAGTTTTCAGTTCGTGAAATATCCGACGAATTAAATATTAAATACAGCACATTATATAAGTTTATGATAAGGAATTTTATTGACACAACGCCTATTTGCAAAGGCAGATTAACCGTGAAGAAGGTTAAGCCGCTTTTAAAGCGTGGTAAATGTGTCAATTACATTGCTCGTGAGTGTCGTGTGTCGTACACGACTGCGTTAAAATTCATAAACGAGAACAAGGAAAAGCTAAGCTGTGATCCTATTCTCGAGTAAAAATGACAGCCAAGCCGCATAATAAAACGAACATACATGCGGCGTCATCGACGAGTGCATCTGTATATTTGTACTGAATTGACGCGAAGAATGCGCTTAGACCGATATAGGTGTTTTTTTCTTTAAATCGTTCGATGATATATTTTTTAAAGTCTTCCATCATATGTCCTTGTGTTTGAGATGGTTACAAAATGTAACCCTCTGTACAAGGATAGTTTATCTGGAATCTATACCTGTATGGAAGGAGGGAATACATCAACGGTCATCTTCATATATCTTCCTTTGTTTGTTCCACACCTCTGTGTCAGGCCACGTGATATCCTTTAACGATTCGCAACCACGTAGAAAATGATCACCAATGTAGTTCACATTTTTTAAAGGATTTAAATCAATCGATTTTAAAGATGTACAGCCATATAGGAACCTATCCTCAATATAGGTGAGGTTCTTTAAAGGATTTAAATCAATCGATTTTAAAGATGTACAGCGCTCTAAGAAATAACTTCCAATTAAGGTGACGCCCTCTAATCCAGAGAAATCAATCATCTCTAATGATTCACACGCATATAGGAAATTATCACCAATTAAGGTGACGTTCTCTAAGCCAGTTAAATCAATGTGTCTTAAATATTCACAACGTTGCAAGAAATCATCATAAATTTTAGTAACGCATCCGCCATTAACAAAATTAATATGAGATATGTTGTGATCACTTAAAAACTCATTACCAATATATGTCTCGTGCTCCATATCAACAGTTATCTTCATATATCTTCCTTTGTTCGTTCCATATTGGGGTGTCCGGCCATTTGATCTCCTTTAATGATGAACAATCATATAGAAAGTACTTTCCGATTGATTTTACGGATTTAAGTGGCCTTAAATCTAACGAACTTAAAGAACTACAGTCGGATAGAA